ATGGACTATAATTACCTAAACGAACTAAATGAAATATTTGAAGATCATGAAAAATTAATGGAAAATTTAAAAAAAGCTCTAGAAGAATTTGTAGATCATCAAGATGAGTACAAGAGACTAGTTACTTATTATTATAGCGAAGATTTTACAAAGGATATGGATGCATCCAACAGAGGAGAGATAGGGGATGATATAAATCAGGCTGTACTGAGCGAAGATGCTATCTATGATTTGATGGGAGAAAATTATTACACAGGCCTAGCCTTATTAGAAACAGCAAATGATTTGATACAAGATAGATAAATAAATATATAGTAAGAGGAGTTGCCAATAAATATGGTAGCTCTTTTACTATATATACTAGTTAAATAAGAATAAAAAAAAGAGGCAAGGCCTCTAATATGTTTGGTGCACCATCAGTGCTATTCTTGGGTATTGAGATTTCAACGATTGCGTATTTTAAGCCGTTTTTGTTTGGCTTTATTGGGCTTTATTGATGTACGTTGCCCACACGTTGCCCACAGAGGTTTATATTTTTTGTAGTTCTTTGTAAAGGTAGTCGTCGTATTCTTGGATGTAAGAATTTGCTGTTACGGCGAAGTCAGTATGGCCCATTAATTTTTGTAGAGCCTTATCGCTTACTCCGGATTGATGGGCAATGGTTGCGAAGGTGTATCGGCAAGTGTATGGGATTTTTCTTTTTATTCCAGCTTTTTCTAGGGCGGGATAATAGATATCCTTATAAAATTTAGTGTCGCTTGGGATGTAGGTTTCTCCGTTTAATCTTGTTGCTTCTACGATATTTCCTGTTTGACTTTGCTTTATTAGGTATTTTACTATGTCTTTGATTCTAGGATGTATATACATTTTTCGTGTTTTGCCTGCATCTGTTTTTTCGCCAAAATCTTTTATTTGGTTTTTATCAAGGTCAATCTTATTTGTTTTAAGATATAAGTATTCTCCTGTTCTCATTCCTGTAAATATCATTACTAGTACGTGCATGGCATCTGGATTGTGGGGGATTGATTTGAATAAGGTTTCTATTTCTGATTTTGTGAAGGTTTCTTTATGTCTTCTTATTCCTACACCACCTACTTCCAGGTACTTTGATAGGTCTAGTTGGATTAGGTTTTCTTTGATGGCTCTTTGGTATATTTTACTTACTACAATTTTTAATCTTTTTATTGAGTTTTGAGAGTATTCCATGTGGATGTATTCTCCGTTGCCTAGTGGTTTTTCGTAGCCTTCTAACTCCATTTGGTCTAAGACGTCTTGTAGGTCTGAATATTTTATGTCATGGATATTCATGTCGTGGAGTTCTTCAAATCTTTGGAAAGATTTCTCATGTCTAGCCTGGGTTTTACTACTCACTTTTAAGAATTCATTTGATCTCTTAAATTGTTGGAAGATTTCTTTGAAGGTAATTTCTGGTTCAGGTTCTTTGTAATTAATTAAAGCATCCAGGGCTTTGGTATAGGTTTTGTAAAAGCCTATGTCTTTTCTACCCTTACTTTTCGGAAGTCTTGCCCTGTATTGGTTGACTCTTACTTTGCCTTGAGGGGTATATTTGACTCGTTCGACTGAGCCTGTACCGTTTGGAAGTTTTCTTCTTGTAGCCATATTTCCTCCTATTTATGGTATAATAGAAGCAGGCGGAGTGATACCGTCTGCTAAGTTTCTAAGAGATTCCAGCGTTGGGGAACGAGGGGAATCTCTTTTTATTTATTTATAATTATAGAAACAAAAAACCCTACCACTATAATGTGATAGGGATATTGCAGTCCGCTTTCGCGAGGCCATTGAATATTCTATCATGATTATAGTTTACATATTAATATTTGTCAAAGTTTATAGTAGGCACTTATCTTTAAAATTGATTTAATTTTAAGGATGTTTTATTTATTTTTCTATATATATCCTTACGGTATAATTATAATCTTTCGATTTTATATATTTATCTTTTTTAGGATCGTAGACTTTTCTAGGACCTCCATAGATTTCAGCTCTAACTAAATTAGGTATTTTGGTTAATTTTCTCACTAATGATTTTTGGTCTCTAGAAATATATCCAATTGTTCTACGGTTTAAAGTAACCTTAATAGCTTTTGGGTCATTCTTATGATTTTCGTTTTTTAATTTTACTAGCGCATTGTTTTGAGCATAGTATTTATAATGGACTAATTTATCTATTTTATCATTATCCCAATCAGGGTGTGGAAATTTTTTCATAAATTTATCTATGTTTGAAGTATAATAATTAACTCCAGTTAGATAGATTTCCTCATAGTTATATTTCTCCTCTATCGTTAACCTAGTATTATCATAGCCTTCTGCATTTGGATCACTCTTGGTCTTCAACTTCTTATCTTCTCCGGTAACTTTTGCTATAACAATAATTATAATGATGGCCATTATTATATATTCCATGTTAAACTCCTTTTTAATTCATTATATATTTTATAGTATCCTCACTTACAGCTAATAGGTTTGCATATTGACTTATTGTATAATCTAAAGTTGGATCTATACTCTTACCTAAAATCCTAAAAGCAAAATAGTCTGCTTCTCTTTCTGTAGATGTCTTGTTAATAGAAAGAGGGGAGTAGTGATATATCTCTTCCTTGTGTAGGACTGCGTGGCCTAGTTCGTGGGCTAGGACAAAGGGCTTGATGTTTTCTACTAAATTGTTATCCATGTAGATATATTTGTGGTCATTTAGTTGACAGTAGAAGCTCTTGCCCTGGCAGGGTTTGATGGTTATGTCAAGGTAGGAGATGATATCGTATAGATCACTTGAACCTGCATTTTTTATTAGATTTTTGATTGTATCATCTATTTCCTTTTTAATCATGGTTAATCCTTATTCGTTATCTTTTAGTAATTTGTATAATGAAATAATTTCTTCGTCGTTCATTTGGGCTGGGTTTAGTTTGCCGTCGAATGCAGCCATGGGGATTGTCATTAGGTAGGATCTCATGTCATCTATTGTTGTTATGTAGTCGGAAGTATCTTCTTTGATGGTTTTCTTATATTTACCTGAGTCTACTAGATCTTGGGTGTAGGAGATGGCTTTTCCCTTTCCCTCATCATTTAATTGATTAAATAATTTGTCTATTTTACTAGTATTATTTGTTGTTGATTTCTGATCTAAATTTTTGTTATCTGAGTATCCCAGCAAATAAGCCGGAGAAACTTTTAAGGCTTCAGATAATAAATAAACTTTATCTTGTCTGGGTTTATATTTTCCGTTAGCCCAATCACTAATAGATGATTGAGTTATGCCGGTTATTTCTGATAATTTATTTTGAGAAATTTTATTTTCGTTCATTAATTGATTTAGTCTTTTCACAAAGTCTGACATTATTTTATCTTCTCCTTACTTTTTGTTATTTATATTATATAAGATATTCCGTAAAAAAACAACTGTTTATTAAAGGAAATATAAGAAAAACCGTTGACAAGATAAAAAGAAGATGGTAATATATGAATAACGGATAAACCGATTAGAGAAAAGGGGGTATTTCTTTGGAATTTAATTACAATAAATTAAAAGGAAAAATTAAAGAAGTTTATGGAACTCAACAAGAATTTGCTAAAGCTCTAGGCATTAGCTCTACTACGCTTAATACCAGATTGAAAAATGAGACTTTTTTCAATCAATCAGAGATTGAAAAGACTAGAGATTTACTGAACTTAAAATCTGAGCAAGATATAATAGATATTTTTTTTACTGCAGTATAACGGATAATCCGTTTAGAAAAACAAAGGAGAGATTATGGGAGAAAAGGAAATATTAAAAGATGATTCATTCACTTTAGGAGTAGTTAGAAAGCTTAATAGTGCAATTAAGAAGTTAAACATTTTACAAGTAGAAGAGTCTAAGCAAATTTTAATTGAATTACAGAAAGAATTTGTTTCCGAGGATATGGAAGATTTTGATTATTTTCAAGATGAAATTTTTGCTGAGGTAGATTTTTCAAAAGATGAGTATAGACAGGATTTTGTTATAGATGAGCTAATCGTAAGTAATATTTATGAGCTAAGCGAAACTTTGAGAGGATTTAGAATTCTTGCTAAGGCTTACAACGTTCATTGTAAGCCTAAGAAGATTATTATTAGATCTACTAACTAATAATATATTTTTTGATTATTTTTCTGAGTCTTATTATAAGCTTTCAAAGATTCGTTGATTTGCTTGTAGGTATCTTTGTATAGCTTTACTAAGGATTCAGGTGTCTGATCAGAAAGATTTCTTGATTCTAAGAAAAGTTTTGTTAGGTATTCGGTTGTATTATCGAATGAATTTTCAGACATAATTTTGCCTCCTTTCTTGGTTTTATTATACGAGATTGTGGAGGAAGTTATAAATTAATTAAGTTTTCAAGCAATAAGGAAGGAGGAGATTGTGGGATGGATTAAAAAAGCTATTAACTATTTTAAGGATGGTATGGACGATAGAACTTATACAAGGCTGATGATTAAGGATAGTAAGGTATTTTGGTTTTTTATGGATTGGATTTGTCCTTGCTTGTCAGCCTTGGGTGTGGCTTTTCTTTATAATTATTTTTTAAGGAAATAGGTAGTTTGCTATTGCACTTACTAGTAGGGCTACAAGGGAAGGGAAGAAGAAGGATCTAATAATTTCCCAGAAGATATTTCTTCGATTGTGTAAGACGTAGTCTAGGAGATAGGACTTGCCATTGGTAGTGAGGGATAAGTTTCCCGTGTACTTTATTTTATCAAAGCCATTAGAGTCTTTGGTCCAAATATAAGATTCTTCGATATATTGAGTCTCTTCTTCACCAGGCTTAAAGTATAGGCCTTTGGGTTTGGACATTGTTTCTAGTCTGTGGAGTGTCTGGTATTTATTATCCGGGAATTTGGATAGGATTTGATGCTTTGTTAGTATATTATCATTTTTTAGTATGTATTTTAGTATTTTTACATTAACTATTGCAAAATCGTCGTAGGTTGACATGGGTTTCTCCTTTTTGATTTTATTATACAAGATTATGGAGGAGATACTAAATTAAAGTCGTAAGTCAAGCAATAAGGAAGGAGGAGATTATGGGAGAGAGATTAGTTGAATATGAAAATTTAGAAATCGCAAGCAAAAAGGATGTAGAGATAAATATTAATTTTCTTGCTTTTAAGGATGAGGACCTAGATTTTATAGATACTATTTTTGAGAAAATGAAAAGAATAGAAAAGGAGTACAAGGTAAATTGCACTCCTGTAAATATTAACATAACACGTTAATATCCGTAAGCTGATAGAGCTTCTTTGACTTGTTCATAAGTTTCTTTGTAGAGTTTTACAATTGACTCTGGAGTTTGGTCGGACAAGTCCTTTGATTCTAGTAGAAGTCGTGTTAAGTATTCTACTTGTTCATAAAAAGAAGTAGTTGGCATATAGTCACCTCCTTTCTTGGTTTTATTATACGAGATTGTGGAGGAGATTATAAAATAATGTTGTTTGTTAAGGAATAAGGAAGGAGGAGGTTATGGGAAGGCATAAAATTTACAGAGAAAAATTTATTGAGTTGGCTAATAAGAAATTTACTGATGAAGATGTTTTTATTAAGCTTAGCTATAAGGAAAAGGAGATAAAGCCTATTGATACTATAAAAGACATCTTGCGTTTCTTGAAGATGCCTTTTAGGGATAAATATGAGCCGACTTTTAGGTTAGATGTTCAAATAAGATTGGTAAAGATGATTTATTTTAAAGAAGTTGGCTGAGCAAAAGTCTTTTGATTCTTGGTCTATAAAGATTTGACCTGAAGCTATAAGGTGAAGACCTAATATTGCTAGTGTAATTAATTCGGTTTGGTCTTTTGTAAGATTATTAGCTTTGTGAGTTCCAAGTTGATTTATCAAATCAGGAACTAGATGGGATTTAGAGAATAGTTTTCTATTATTTGGTGTATCTGGCAGTGCATCTTGTAAGTCAGGTAGCAAAGCTAGACCGTGATTTATTATTTTGATTTGGTGATTATCAAGTGATAAGTTTGGTTGTTCCATTAGTAAATGTCTCCTTTTTAATTTCACTATACACGATTATAGGGGAGATGGTAATTGTAAAAATGGTAAATGTTATTAAATAAAAAATACTAATAAGCAATAAGGAAGGAGGAGATTATGTTTTGGAAAAGAAAAAGGAAAATAAAAAATCGCTCATTAACAGGGAGAAATAAAAAGGAGTCTATTTCTATAGTTGTTAGCAAGAGAGAGAAACTAATAAGCATAGTTAAACAAGATGCTAATCAAATTTCACATGATACTTACCGTCTTGAAAGTATAAGGGTAGATTAGTTCTTTTTCTATCTGTTCAGCCTTTTGAAGGAATAAGGAAGGAGGGTTTAATTGGTTAAATTTATTGTATTGATTTTACTTATTTTCTCTATTTATAAATGGTTTGTATATAGTATGGCTTTTAAAGGTCTTATGTATTACGTAGGTACTCATTTTGGAGAAGATGAGATGGACAAGATAGATATGGGAAAAGTCATTCAAACTGCTATAAAAAACACTTTGAATGACTTTAGAGGTTAGTATCCCAATTCTTGTTTGATTATTTCAGTTATAACGCTAGTTGATATTTGCTTCACTGCATCAAGTGATTTAAGGCCTAGTTTTTTAGAGATAGTTTTAGTTTTACTCCAAACAGTATTACTTCTTATATTTTCTAAAAACTCATGACCTAGCGGGGTTAGATAGGAGACTGTTGTATATTCTCCTGTTTCTAACATTACTTCAATCATACCTGATATTTCACATTGTTTTAGGTGGTAGAAGAACTCTTCTCTTGAGTAGTCTTTAATCAAAGGTTGATTGTTTTCTTCGACTTCATAAGGCTTGTGAAAAGTAATGGGTTTTTCATATCCTGTGTATTCTTCAATAGTAAGTAGGATATCACGAATTAAGTCGTTGTTTAATTTCATTGTTATACCTCCTTTCTTGGTTTTATTATACAGGATGTTTTAGGAGATAGGAATTTAAAAACAAAGGAGAGATTATGGAGAATTCTAAAAGTTTGAATTTAAAAATCAAGGTCAAGGGGCTAGATGACTTTAGAGAAAAACTTGATGAACTTAGTAGTGAATTTGAAAAGCTTAAAAACAATATGGACAGGATTAATGTCCTGGTCAATGAGATTAATGAGTTGGATTTGGTAGTGGATGTCGATAGGGATTTGAAATGAGGTTTGTATGGAGAAAGTTATTGATAATAGATTGAATTCTAGGTATGTGGAAGGATTGGAGTATGCAGAGAGTAGGCTTTCTGGGATGTCTATTGATGTTTTAAGGAGAGCGTGCAGGGCGGATAAGCTTACTTTTGCGGTTGCTTTGCCTCCTGAGGATGAGAATATCAAGTGGAGGTACTTGGTAGATGTACAGACTTTTGAGAAATGTTTGAAGGGTGAATTGAATTTGTTTAAGTAAGGAGGATTTATGAGTATTGAAGATTTTAATAAGGCTCTAGGAGAGTTTGAAAAGGGATATTACGCTAGGGAAGAAGGAGAACTTTTCTTGGTGTATAAGGATGCGAGTCCGGTAGATGAGTTTGTTGGATCTTGCTATGCAGATGATGTAGAAGAGTATGGAATTGAGGATACTCTTAGGGAATTTGGAATTTATTAGGAGGGTTTATGGATTATTTAAAGGCTAGTGAGATGTATAAGGCTATTAAGGTGAGTAGGGCTGAGAAGCCTAGTGAAGTTTTTAGGGCTATTAATAATGAAAAATTAAAGGATAAGAGATCTTATGCGAGAAGTCCTAGAAGGGCCTGGTATAGGGAGAAGGAGAAAAACATTGAGGCTAGCATTTTGATTGTGATTGGTGCTATGTTTTTACTTCTGGCTCTGGCTGGTCAAAGAGAGACTGATAGGATATTTGGCAGCATTTGTATTTTTGTTACTTTAGTTTTTGGGGTGATTATATGAGTATTGATTACAAAAAAGCTTTGGAGCTTCTTAAGACGGAAGAGCCTATTTACTATGATGGCCACTTAAAAAGAAAGGTTACTGGAATTGTTTGGAGACGTGATATTGATGCCTTAGTACCAAGGCTTGAAGTACTTGACGAGGAGACTCATTCAGTTTCTTATGTAGGTCTTGATAAGGTCGATTTGGCTCAAGATGTAAAAACTATTAATCCAGATGGGACTGAGGTCCTTAAGGCTTGCCATAGGATGGAAGATATTCTTGACCAGATTAAGACCTCGATTGCTTACGAACGTGGGGCTGGTGCTGCTGAGGGTTATGTAAGGATTATGAGGGAAGCTATTAAGCTTGATAAGGCAATTTGCGATTTTTCCATTAAAGAGTCTGATAAGAAAGTTTTGGAGACTATAAAGGCTGGTCAAGATCTCACAGCTGAAGAGATTAGCAAAGAAGATGCTGACCTTGCAAAAAGGATTGAAGAGTTCGAGGAAGAAAGTTTATAAAAAAAGATGAGCTAAAAATAAGCTCATCAATGGTTGTGTACTGGTTATATTATACCCCTTATTTTGCTTGACTACAAGCTACAAGGCCGTATTTTCAGGGAGTTTTGCGTGACTCCCTTACGGGCTTGTAATTGGTATTATCTTTTGTACGGTACACAAAAATTAAGGTGTGCTATGAGAAATTTTGTAAGAGAAAAAAAGATATACTGTGGAGAAAATTATATGGAGGTGGACCTATACTCTTTATCTGAGTATCAGTTAGAAAAGAAAAAAGGTAAGAGGTCTAAGAAAAAGTATGTATCACTTCCTAAGCAAGAAAAAATGAATGACAAAAATGCTAGGAGAAGATTTATCCAGCTTGCTGAAACTAATTTTGGCCAAGATGATATTTTCTTATCGCTTACTTATAAGGACATATATCTACCTAAGTCTTATGATGATGCTCAAAGAGAGATTAGAAATTACCTTAGAAGGCTTAAGGATAGGATGAAGTCTCAGGGAGTAGAAGAAGAGCTTAGATATATAGTAGTTACATCAATGAGAGAGCCTAGAGGAGATGATAAGGGTGTGAGATACCACCATCATCTTTTATTATCCTGTGGTCTTGATAGAGATATGATTGAGGATTGCTGGAGAAGGCCAAGAAGAAAAGGGCAAAAAAAAGGTGACCTTATAGGATATGCAGATAGTAAGAGAATCCAAGAAGATATAAATGCCGGGATTTTAGGGTTGGCTAATTATTTGGCCAAGCATACATCCTATAAGAGAAAGTGGTCCTGCAGCAAAAACCTCGAGAGACCTTTTGAGAGGACTAATGACCATAAATACTCTAGGAAGAGATTAATCCAGTATGCCCTAAATCCTTATGACATAGAAAGATGGGAAAAGATATATCCTGGCTGGACTGTAGCTGATAAGGACTTTGGAATAGAAGCTAAATATAACGACTTTACCGGTTGGGCAGTCTATTTGAAGCTACGTAGAAAGATAAAAAATAAGCTTTTGGAATAAAAAAGACTTATCCACAATTAAGATAAGGTTTAAATATAAACATCTATAAGACTTATACACATTGATTAGGTAAAAGCAATATTTCTAAAAGGTGAATTATCCACATCAAAGGGCAGAGTTAGTCAAAATGTATAAGCTTGTATGTAAAATTGAGATAGATTTTATATGACATAATAATTGGATTGAATGATTTTGCCTTATTTATCCACATAGATATTTTGAGACTTTTTATTCTGTGGATAATCATTTAGTTATATTGAGTGAAAAGACTTATCCACAATATAAAAGATTAGATATTTATAATATATAAAAGGACTTATGCACACTATAAAAATATATATAAAAAATAAAAATATGATGAATAAATATAGGAGGAATTATGGAGAAGCTAAGTTTAAAGAATCCGGAACTATTTAATGATTTGATTTTTGGTGTAGATAATCATATGTCTACAGTCATGGGAAAGGTAGTTAGAGGAGATTTTGAATCAGGAGAGGTTACTGTAAAGATTAAGCTTGCCTGTGAGTACGAGGAAGTAAAAATACCACGTGCTGGTAGTGATTTTGAAATTAAGAAATATAAGAAGCCAGTTATTAAGTATTCTATCAAGTCAAATCTAAAGCAGTCCTTTTCTAACGAAAATAGTGTAGTTACTGATAATTATATGGTAGATGCTAAGGATAATTCAGTAATGCTTAAGAGAATGGATGAGGATCAATTGTCTATGTTAGGAGACATAGATGATTAGTACTTACGAGCTTGATCAAGCCAAGGCACGCCAGAGGTATAGGAATAGACAGTCCAACGGCTTTGGTAAAAACTTTGAGAAGTTCGTGGCCATGGGCTGTGATTTCTATAAGCAAGAAGGGATAGCGGATATTAGTAAGGTTGATGAGCCTTTTCGAGTGATTAGACTTTTAAGGAATGGGAGATTCGAAGGGCAATTCACTAGAAAGGCAAATCCTGACTTTGAAGGAACAATCAGAGGTGGGAGATCCATATGCTTCGAGTGTAAGTATACTAGTAAGGATAAAATCCTACAGTCGGTGATTACTAAGAAGCAGGCAGAGGTCCTTGATAGTAAGTACAGGCTTGGAGGTCTGGTAGGAGTCTGCTGTGGTATAGGAGATAGGCATTTCTATGTGCCATGGGAGATATGGTCAGATATGGAAGGCATATGGGGCAAGAAGAGTGTTACTGCAAGCAATTTGAGAAAGTACGAGGTTCCTTTTAGGCAAGGGATAAGATTTTTGGATAATATTAATAGGAGTATGTATGACACCACAAATGATTAGGGCTTTAACATATTTTATGTTAGCAGTGTTTTTTAAAGAGAGTTTTGATTTTGTTGATATGAAGAAAGCGAAAAACATATCTTCAATTGTAATTATGACAATTATATTGAGGTTTTTGTTTCTTGTTTATAGGCAATGGAGCTATTTAGGATAGGAGGGAAAATAATGGAAATAATTGAAAAAATAAGAGGTAATGTTGAAAAACAAAATATAAAACATTTAGATAAAAAATTTCAAAAAATGTTAGGAAGAGATGCAAACAAAAATGAAATAAGATTTTTTCCTTATTTAATGCATTGTCTAATGGATCAGTATGTTGATAGAAGCAAATTAAATAAATACGAAATAGATTTATTACAAGACTATCAAAATAAGGGATTATTGATGAAACAATGTACAGATATAGGTTGTACCAAAGAGTTTTGGGATTTCATAAATGAAATTGTTTACGAAAGGTATGTTTGTGATGTGCAATAATGTTAATTGTAGTAGTCGTGAAGATGCGAAAGATGAACTATTGAAAGAGATTGACAGAATCCTATCTGATGTTAAAAATTTTAGGAATAAAGGAGTTGGAGAGCTATTTAACGGCATAGATAAACTAGAAAATGACCTAGAAATCTTTGCAAATAATTTGAAAGATTTTGAGTTGGTGGAGGTGGAAGAATGAGTGAGAAAAAATATCAATTCGATTTAACAGAAAATCAAGTCAATATGATAGATAAATTAATCGAAGAAAAATTTCAACTTGCTAACGATATGAATGAATCAGTAAACAATGGAGTAGAACTTATATCTTTAACTTCTTATCTTAATTTTGAACTAGGTTTTAATCAAGGTTTTGAAAAATCAATGGAGGTTGAAGAATGAAAATTGCAGATGCCGTTATTAATTTTATGAAAGAAGAATGTAAGGAAAACGGCTGGGACATAAAAGATTGGCATATTGTACCTTTTGATCGTCATGATTTTTGCTGGGAAGCTTTGAAATTGGCTGGAAAATTACCTAATGCTGAGCGCGGGGAACATTGTAGAGGTTATGAGTATAGGTATAAAGATTGCAAAAGCATTGCTGATGCTTTAGAAAGAGATAAGAGATTTAGAAAAACTTTGACACCTCACCAGGTGCTTAGAAGGATGTTTTATTATGTGGGGGGGAAGAAGTCAAAAAGGATTGATTTATGAAAGTAAAAGACTTAATAAAAGAATTAGAATATTTTTACCAATAAGACGAAGATACTGAAATTTTGGCTTATCTTTATGATAAAGATTTAAAAGTTGAACATGAGTTTAATTTTAGAGTAGATGGAGATATTGGACCTTTGTTGATTTTGGAAGAGAATAGGAGATTATTATGAAAGTCTATATGTATGGGATGAAGAATAAGGCCAGGGATGAGAAGAATTATCTGAAGATTGATTATATTAGAGATTTATATCTGGAGGAGATGACCTGCGACTTAAGGGATGAGTATTACAACATTCTTTGCTATAGGAAGAGGCTAGGAGATCATATTCTTAAAATGTATGGATATGAGTATATAGGCGCTAGGGAAATAGAGGATGAATAGACAGCAGAGGAGAAAGATTCAAAAAGAGCTACTAAAAGACTTAGCTAATGGCAATATAAGACAAACCAAAGCTGAATATGAGAAAGCTAAGCTAGATAGGGAAGCGGAGCTAGTTCTTAATTTCTTAGGTATATGTTCCAAAGCTCTAAGGATAGAGTTTGGTTTTGGAAAGAAAAGAAATGCAAGATTTGTAAGTAAAGTTCATGAACTTCTTGATGAAGTAGCCTTAGGTCATATAGACCTAGAAGATATGATTGATAATTTAAAATAAGTAGGAGTTAAAATGATTTTGAAGGTTAATTTTAAGAATGGATCTAGAGAGAATTTCAGTATAGATGATTATTATGTAGCAGATAATGATATTTGCTTGTATATGGAGAAGGACGGCAAGCAGGTAGGGATGATTAATCTTTGCGAGGTTAGGTATTATTTTGTGGAGGATTAATGATTAATAGATGTAAATATTTAAATGATGAAGGAGAAATAGTTGTAGCAGATTTGTATGGGATATTTCAGTATTCAACTATAACCCAGCCATCTTTAATGATAGGAGGATCTCCTGGAGGTGTTATAGCTTATCCAGTTGCAGTGATAGTAGATAGTGGCAAGATAAGGCAGATAAAGATTAATAGGATTAAAGAAGTTTACGAGGTATGACAATGAAGAAAAAGGTTATAGATTTAAGTCATTTAGACAGTATCGAAATAAGCAAGAATGGTAGATATAAGATTAATCTTGTTGATGGGTCTTGCGAATTTATTAGGAAGTCCAGGGCTGTTGATTTCTTTCTAGATGATATTGAGGAGATGGGCAAGCAGTTTAGAAGTAGGTATGGAAATAGGAAATGAAAGATTTTATAAAATTATCTTGTACTAATGAAAACAAAGCTATGGTTCTAAACCTTAGTATATATGAAATTATGGAAATTTTTGTTACTGGTAAGTATTGCTCCATGCGAGTTAGGAAGGAAGGGGTTTTGGGATATAACTATTTCACTATAGAGAATATAAGTTATTCTGGAGATATTAAGGAGTATGTGGAGCATGAAAACAGATGAGGAGGATAGAGATTTATGGTAGAGTTTAGAGACTTGGACGGTGCTTATTTTAGGGTAAAGAGGAATGGCAAGTGGCAGAATATTTCTTTTTCTGATTTGACGGAATCTGAGATGTATGAGGTTATTGATAGTAAGGGAATGATGTGGCTTAGGAATATGTGTGTATTTTTGGGTCAGACTATTAGGAAGATAGGAGATGAATTTGATTTGGTTAGGGAGGATAAGGAATGAGATATAAGGCTCCATATGAGTTAGTTAAGAAGGATGGAGACCAGGGTTGGGATATTAGGTCTACTAAGGAGAGGTTTTTAAACAAAGGGGAGACTGTTACTTTTCCTACTGGTGTTCATATAGAGTTTGATGATGGATTAGGAGCTTTGGTTGTTCCTAGGAGTGGTTTATCTAGCAAGGGCATACTTTGCCATTTGGGTCTAGTAGACAGTTCGTATAGAGGAGAGATTGGTGTTAATCTTACTAATATAGGAGATAAGGACTACAAGGTTCATGAAGGAGATAGGATTGGCCAGCTGGTTTTCTTTGATGAGAAGAAGGTTTTTTTAGAAAAAGTGGAGGAGATTATTAATGACACAGAAAGAGGAAGTAAAGGATTTGGCTCTAGTGGTAGATGATGTGATTGTTAGGCTTAAGTCTATGTCAGTGAAGGAGCTTAAGGAGCAGAAGGAGCTTTGGGAGGAGAGGATTTGCAATGATGAGGTCGATAGTCCTTGTCAAGGTCCTAGGCTTAAGGTCCTTAGGGCTATTATCAAGGAATTAAATTCTAGGAGATTTTATTAAGCATGCAAGATTTTTATATGAATTTGGTTAAGGAGAAGCTTAAGAAGTATGTATATGCCAAGGATTTTATTGACCATGCCACAAGTCAGGTGGAGGAGTTAAAGTCTAAGAAGGAAAGCAAGATGGTAGCAAGCTATGGTCTTGCTCCTTCTTTTGGTGGTGGATCTAGTCAAGAGGATAAGATCATTAATATTAATGCTAAGATAGAGATGCTTGAGAAGAATATTCTAAAGAATAAGGATATCGTTGATAGTGTTGATTATGGTCTTAAAGGTCTATCTGAAGAAGAAATTGACATTACTTTATCTATCTACGGTAAGAAGCAAAGTTGGGATAAGGTGGAGGAGCTTAAAGATAAGTACAATTATTCGAAGTCTAGGCTTTATGGTATAGCTAGGATAGGGCTTGAGCATATTTCTTTTAGACTTTATGGTGAAGCGTAGGAATATTATAGGAAAAATACAGGACTATTTTTAGTATAAAGTGTGGTATTATATATACTAAGATGGTCTAGAGAATATTACAAGTAAATATGTTTCTTAAAAGGGGATTGCTTTGCAGTCTCCTTTTTGCTTTAAGTATTTGACCAAGGCTACCACTCCTTATTATATTAGTAACTAACTTTACAATTGCGGCCATTAATTGCTTGGTGGCCTTGGTCAAGGATTTAAAGAGGTGATAGTATGCAAAGACCCGATAGGACTGGACCTCATAGGGCACAGTTTGAGCGTAATAAAAAGATAATATTAAGGACGCAGAATGTTTGTGGTATATGCGGAAGGCCCGTAGACTTAAGCCTTAAGCCACCTAATCCATTAGCTCCTTGTATAGATCATATAGTTCCAGTTAGTAAAGGTGGTCATCCTTCTGATATAGAGAACCTACAGCTAGCTCATTGGACTTGTAATAGACAGAAGTCTGATAAGCTTTTTAAGAATAAAGAAGCAATGGAGCCTCAAGTAATAGGCAATAGGAATCTTCCTTGGTCGACTGATTGGACGAAATACAAACCGAAAAAATTTAAAGCTTGATGGGGGCATACCACCCTCCCCGGTCGGACGGCCGGAGTTCAGGCGTCTACTGTACATTTTTTCTCGTGCGGGTTAATTTAGTTTTTGGAGGAAGGAGAAAATATTGAATAATGATTGAAGATTTAAGGAGAAAGCTTGAGAAACACGAAAAGCGTGTTAATCTTAAGTATAAATATTATGATTGTAAGAAGATTGATTACGACCCTGGAATAGTTATTCCAGTTGGCATAAGACAGAGATATTTATCTGTTCTTGGCTGGTGTGCTAAGGCTGTTGATATCCTTGCAGATAGATTAGTGTTTAAAGGATTTGATAATGATATTTTTAGTATTGAGGAGATCTTTAATATAAATAATCCTGATATATTTTTTGATTCTGCAATTCTTTCTGCATTAATAGGTTCTTGTTGTTTTGTATATATAACTAAAGATAAGGAAGGTAGCGTAAGACTTCAAATTATAGAAGGTTCTAACGCTACAGGAAATATAGATCCAATAACAGGTCTTCTAAAAGAAGGCTACGCAGTTCTTGAAAGAGACAATTATGGAAGAGCCAATCTAGAAGCGTATTTCCTTCCTGGCAAGACTGAAATATATGCTAAAGGAAAGAAAGCAGTTGTATTTAATCACAAGTCTAATTTAGTTAATCTTGTTCCTATTATTTATAGACCTGATGCAGTAAGGCCATTTGGTAGAAGTAGAATAACTAGACCTGCAATTTATTTTCAAAAACATGCAAAAAGAACTCTGGAAAGATCTGATATATCTGCAGAGTTCTATTCTTTTCCTCAAAAATACGTTGTGGGTCTTTCGCCAGATGCTGAACCACTAGAAAAGTGGAAGGCTACTATTTCTTCTATGTTACAATTTAACAAAGATGATAAGGGAGAAAGCCCGAAGTTAGGTCAATTTGCTCAACAGTCAATGAGCCCTTTTACTGAACAACTAAGAACTCTAGCATCTGGATTTGCAGGAGAGACGGGTCTTACACTTGATGACCTAGGTTTTGTAACTGATAATCCTTCGTCTGCAGAAGCTATTAAAGCGAGTCACGAGACACTAAGAATAACTGCAAGGAAGGCACAGAGGTGTTTTGGGTCAGGATTTCTTAATGTTGGGTATGTAGCTAGATGTCTAGAAGATGATATTCCATACAGAAGAAATCAATTCTATCAAACTAGACCTATGTGGTATCCGGTATTTGAACCAGATGTAGCAACTCTTTCTGGAATAGGAGATGCAGCTATAAAAATTAATCAATCTATACCTGGATACTTTGGTAAGGATAACTTATCAGAGCTAACTGGTTTTGATGCAAGCACAGAACCACCAGTTGTAGAGGCTATGAATGAAGAATGATGAAATTAAGGATATTGTTCCTGGTATTTTTGAGAGAATAGAAAAAACTTTTAAACTAAAAACTAAAGAATCTAAAATCATCAAGGAGAAGTTAAAAGCTCTCAAAGATAAAAGAGCAACTTACAAAGATGCAAACGACTTTGCTATTGAATTAGGAGATATTTTGGCTAGTGCATTTAGTTCAAATATCAGTGCTGAAGATTTGCCAGATGGAAAGATGTACTACAATATAGCCAAAAGATTAATAGAGCCTAATATGATAAGAAATCATGATTTAGTATCTGAATATTCAAAGGAAGTTCAAAGCATATTAAATAAACAAGCTAATATATCAATACAAGCACAAAAAGCAGAGCTAAACCAAGATAGGATTGATAAGCTAGTATATAAAATTAGTGAATATGATTCCTTTGAACAAGGTAAATGGCTGCTTGATGAACCTATTAAAAACTTCACGCAGGCTATTGTAGACGATACTATAAAGAAAAATGCAGGCCTACACTATAAGGCAGGATTAAGACCCAAGATTATTAGGAGAGAAAAAGGGAACTGCTGTGATTGGTGTAAAGAAATAGTTGGAACATATTCTTATCCAGACGTACCAGAAGATATTTATAAAAGACATAGATATTGTAGGTGTACAGTTGACTATGTACCAGGAGATGGCAAAAAGCAAAATGTATGGTCTAAACAGTGGAAAGATATTGAAAAAGATGATAAAATTAAAGAAAGAAAAGCTATTGCTGCTAGGTCATCTTCTATAGAAATTACTAAAAGAGTCAGAAATGGTGAATTAAGTTTAAAATTAAACAAAGATCACTTAGAGAAACATCATGAAGGCAATAGAAGATTTGAAGATTATTATAAATCTAGGATTAAAAAGGGATATGGACTTCAAAGTATATTAACAATTGATTATGATGAAGCTCAAAGGTTAATTAATGATAATTACGGAAAAGGCATTGTCACTGTTACAAAGGCAGGCAAGGCTAGAAGTGAAGAAGAATTTAATTTTCACAAAGTAATTGGATATTACGTATACGATGGAAAAAAGTATCCTACAACAAAGGGTAGAATAATTTATTCCAAAAAAGGTAGTCATATTATACCAATAAAAGGAGAATATTTTGATTAATTTAGAGAAAGCACAATGGGCTGACAATATAATTGTAATATTAAAAAATGGAGAAAAATTCCAAGGTTCAGGTGCAGGAATTTTAATGGCTGAAGATTTTGATGATTCTGAGTACCAGTATGATACTTTTTATGTAAATAATGGTGTAAAATCAATAGCTTTAAAAATTGAAGATATAAAAGAAATAATATTAAAATAAGCACAGCTAAACTTACAGGTGTAGGATTTTAGAGGTGCTTTTTTAGTAGAAAATTATCGACCTAAGTAAGTCGTAAAACTGCTATTTTTTATTGGAAGGAGTCATGATGGTTCGATATGGTTGTCAGACTCCCAGCCAGTCGGTAATACTTGATTATAAAAAGACTCTTGGCCAAGAAGCTATAGATATCTATAAGAAGACTGGTTTGAGTCCTTATCCATGGCAAGAAAAGCTTATTAAAGATATTTTTGCAGTCAATGATGATGGCTTATGGACTCACTCTAAGTTTGGTTACGCAGTACCACGAAGGAATGGTAAGACCGAGATAGTCTACATGGCCGAGCTTTGGTTTTTAATGGATGGTAAAAATATCATCCATACCGCTCATAGAATTTCTACGTCACACTCATCTTTTAAGAAACTTAAAAAGTATCTTGAAAAGATGGGTATGGTTGATAAGGTTGATTTCAAATCAATTAAAGCCAAGGGACAAGAAATGATTGAGCTTATAGAAACAGGCGGAGTTATTCAGTTTAGGACCAGAACAGAGACTGGCGGTCTTGGTGAAGGCTTTGACTTACTTGTTATAGATGAGGCACAAGAATATACCAAAGGTCAAGAATCAGCTCTTAAATATACTGTTTCAGATTCTGACAATCCTATGATTCTTATGTGTGGGACTCCACCTACACTTGTATCTGGCGGTACTGTTTTTAGCAAGTACAGGGATCAGATTCTTGGCGGTGGAAAAAAACACAACGGCTGGGCAGAATGGTCTGTAGGTGAAAAGACTAATCCTTATGATGTAGATGCTTGGTATAAGACTAATCCATCTATGGGATATAAACTTAGAGAAAGGGCCATAGAAGAAGAAATAGATGATGATGATGAGCTGGATTTTAATATCCAAAGGCTTGGTTATTGGGTAAGATACAATCAAAAGTCTGCTATAAGCGAGCTAGATTGGAATAAATTAAAGCTTAAGTCTTTACCTATCTTAAAAGGCAACTTAAATGTAGGAATTAAGTATGGCAAAGATGGAGACAATGTAGCTCTAGCAGTAGGAGTTAAGACTCTATCTAGAAAAATATTTGTAGAAGTTATTGATTGCCAAAATATTAGAAATGGAAATTATTGGATAGTTGATTTTCTATCAAAAGCAAAACCTAACACTGTTGTCATTGATGGAGCTAGTGGCCAAGAAATTTTATCTGATCAGCTAAAAGATATAAAGATAAGAGACATTATTCTACCAACTGTAAGAGAAATAATCGTGGCCAACTCCATGTGGGAGCAAGGTATTTATGAAAAATCTATAGTTCATATGGACCAACCTTCATTAAGTCAAGTAGTAACTAATTGTGAGAAGAGGAATATTGGTTCATCTGGTGGCTTTGGTTATAGGAGTCAATTCGAAGATATGGATATAAGCTTAATGGATGCATGTTTGCTTGCCCATTGGGCTTGTAGAGAAGAAAGAGAAGTAATAAAACAAAAGATATATTATTGATTATTAATGCGAGTGTAAATCATTGATTGACACTTGCTTTTTTAATATAAAATTCCCGACGGGGTTACGGAGGAGAGAAAATGAGCGATTTTAAAGTTATTGATAGTCAAGAAGAGTTTGATCTAAGAATAAAAGACAGACTTCAAAGGAAAGAAGAGCAAGTAAGGAATGAACTTGATGAAGTAATTAATAATTTGAAGGCTGAAAATGAAAATCTTAAGAGCGAAAACTCTGAACTTATGACAAATATTGAGAAGGCAAAAGAAAAGGATACTGAAATCGAAAATCTTAGAGGGCAAATTCAAGGATATGAAAAGTCCGAGCTTAGAAGAAAAGTTGCTCTTGATAATAATATCCCTTATAAGCTAGCTGAAAGAATTAAAGGGGATACAGAAGAAGATATGATTAAAGATGCCAAAAGTCTATCAACATACTTTGGAGAAAGAGAAATGGTGCCACCACTTAGAAATCCTGAAGGAGATTCAGGGGAGAATAGTGCACTTAAAGACCTTTTAGATGGTCTAGATTTTGAGGATTAAGAAAGGAAATATTATGGCAGAAGTATTATCAAAAGGTAGTTTATTTAAACCAGAACTAGTAAAGGACCTAATCAATAAAGTAGAAGGAAAATCTTCTATTGCAAAATTATCACAACAAAAACCAATACCATTTAACGGAACTGAACAATTCACTTTCACTATGGATTCTGAGATTGATATAGTCGCAGAAAATGGAAAGAAAGGCCATGGAGGAATTAGTTTAGACTCTGTTAAGATTATTCCTATTAAGATTGAATATGGTGCAAGAGTATCGGATGAATTTATGTTTGCATCTGAAGAAACTAAACTAAATATCTTAGAGGCCTTCAATGAAGGATTCGCAAACAAGCTTGCAAAGGGTATAGACCTAATGGCCATCCATGGAATCAATCCAAGAACAGGCCAAGCGTCAGATATTATCGGAAATAACTGTTTTGAAAAGAAAGTAACTCAAAATGTTGATTATGTAGAAAGTGATCCAGACTTAAATGTTGAAGTTGCTGTAGGAATGGTTCAAGGTTCGGGAGGATCAGTAACAGGGCTTGCAATGGCACCTGCATTCTCATCTGCCTTAAGCCAAATGAAAGTAAACGGAGTTAAGCAATTCCCAGAACTTGCTTGGGGAGCTAATCCAGCTTCTATTAAGGGACTTAATTGTGATGTTAACCAAACTATAGCAAATGGCGGAAAAAATCGTGCTATAGTAGGGGATTTTGCTGGTAAGTTCAAATGGGGTTATGCTAAGAGAATTCCAATGGAAATAATTAAATATGGAGATCCAGACGGAACAGGCAAAGACCTTAAGAACTATAACCAAGTTTACTTAAGGGCAGAAGCTTACCTAGGCTGGGGAATTATGGTTCCTGAGCATTTTGCAATTATCAAAGCAAAGGAAGAATAGAATGAGATATATTAATACTAAAACTAGGGCTATCATTGATAGTCCTTTTGCTATTTCTGGTGGAGATTGGGCTGAATATTCTCCAGCGATTTTAGAAGCAGAAGAGAGCATAGATAAAGTAGAAATAGATAATGCTAAAAAAGAAGAAAAAATAATAGAAGCTTCATCAGATATAACAAAAAAAGAAATTATGGCCGAACTAGATGCTTTAGGTATTGAATATGACTCAAAATCTAAGAAAGAAGATCTATATAAGTTAATGATGGGAGAATAGTATGGACTACTGTACGGTAGATGATGTTATATCTTTATGGAGACAACTAAGGTCAGATGAGATAGGAAGAGTCGAAACATTAATTCCTATAGTTGTATCTTCGCTAAGAACTGAAGCCGATAACGTAGGAAAAGATATAGATATATTGGCTAAAGATAATCCAGACTATAAAAATGTTCTAAAGAGCGTAATTGTAGATGTTGTGGCCAGAACTCTTATGACATCTACTGATTCAGAACCAATGACTCAAACAAGTGAGTCAGCCCTGGGATATTCCTGGTCGGGAACTTTTCTTGTGCCTGGGGGAGGCCTTTTTATTAAGAATTCAGAATTATCAAGACTTGGTCTTAGAAGACAAAGATATGGAGTGATAGATTTTTATGGGCAAGATTAAGGGTATTAGAATCAAACTCATAGAAAAGATAGAGACAGGTCTTGATGAAATAGGAAGTCCCATCTACAGGGAGAATCCAGTATTAGTGGATAATGTCTTGGTTGCTCCTGTATCTAGTGATGACGTCATATCTTCTACTAATTTATACGGTAAAAAGGCTGTGTATGTACTTGGCATACCAAAGGGTGATATGCACAATTGGGAAGGTCAGGAAGTAGAGTTTTTTGGCCAAAGGTGGAAGACTTTTGGCAAGGCTACCCAAGGTATAGATGACCTAATCCCCCTAGAATGGAATAAGAAAGTATGGGTGGAAGCCTATGAGTAAGTTTAAATTTACGTTAAATAAGAAGGGTGTTTCAGACCTATTAAAAGGTCAAGAAATGGTTGATGTCCTAGATTCTTATGGCAAAGAGATTCAGTCAAAAGCCGGTCCTGGATATAAGAGTGACACTTATATAGGTAAGACTAGGGCTAATGCTAGTGTCAAGGCTGGTGATCGTAGGTCATATAGGGACAACCTTAAGAATAATACTTTATTGAAGTTGATAAAATGATAGAAATTAATATAAGAAAATATTTAGAAGATAAGCTAAAAGTCCCAGTCTATATGGAGCATAGAGATAGGGAAAAAGGCTCTTATATCATAATGGAAAAGCTTGGAGGTACTATGAGAGATCAGATATATAGGTCTTCATATGCTTTTCAGTCTTATGGTGATAGGATGCTTGATGTCCTTAAGCTAAATGATAGTCTAGTCCAGGCTATGCTTGTATATCCAGACTGCGGAGCCAGTAAGCTTGATTCTAATTATAATTTTACTGATACAAGTACAAAGAAGTATAGGTATCAGGCGGTATTTGATATAGTTTTTTAAGGAGAGATTATGAGCAATACAAATAATGTTACTTATGGTAAACCTATGGTAGGTGGGTCAATATTTGTTGGTCCACTAGAAAGTACTTTACCAAAGAACGCACAAGAAAATATAGATGAAGCTTTTAAGAACCTAGGCTATATATCTGAAGATGGGGTTACAAACTCTAACAGTCCTGATTCAGATAAAATTAAGGCCTGGGGTGGAGATACTGTCCTAGTAGTTTCTACTGAAAAGCCAGACACTTTTAATTTTAAGCTTATAGAGTCAATCAATGTGGATGTCTTGAAAACTGTCTACGGTGAAGAAAATGTTACTGGAGATTTAAAAACTGGTATAACTGTTAAGGCAAATGCCAAGATGGCAGAGGGTAAGGCTTATGTAATTGATATGATTCTTAAGAATAAGATTTTAAAGAGAATTGTTATACCTAATGGAGTAGTAAGCGACGTTGATGACATAGAATACAAGGATGATGATGCTGTAGGCTATGGAATCACCATAGATGCCCTACCAGATGAAGATGGCAATAATCACTATGAGTACATTTACCAAGGTGGAGGTGCGGAAGCATAATGACAAAGAAAGATTATATTGAAGGCAAAACCAAAGCTGGCTTTGCCTATAAAATTAAGTATAACAACCTAAACAATATGGAGCTTTTAGATGTTCTCGAGGAAGTAGACGAAAATCCTTTGGCTATAGCTACAGCTATAAATATGCTATTAGGAAAAGAAGGTAAGAAAGCTTTATATGATTTTGTAAGGCTAGAAGATGGGACTGTGCCAGCTGACCTGGTAACAGAGAACCTAATGGAAATATTTTCTAGTATAAAAGAAATAAAAAACTAATAGTCCTTGCCAGGATGAAAAAGCTTGATGAGGACCTACTTATTTGCGATATGGCAGAAACTTATGGTGTTTTAGACTATAGGGTTCTGCCTTTAACTTTATCAGCAAGTCTTGCTTATGGTCTGAGATCTAATTCTAGGATAAAGATGAAGATGTTCGGAATAAATTATGATATGAACCAAATGATGATGGCAGGTATGCTTGATAGACTGAGTCTTTTGGTATATGCCAAGACCAAAGATGGTCAGAAGGGCAAGAATTATCCAAAGATGTTAGTTCGAGAGTTAACAGGAAATGACGGTAAGGAGAAAGTATCAGGCTTTAAGTCTGGTGAGGACTTTATGAAAATGAGAGCAAAAATCCTTGGAGGTAAAGATGGCTAATAGTGAATTAGGAAAAGCCTATGTGCAGATAATACCATCTGCCAAGGGTATTAAAGGCATGATAGAAAAGCAGCTGGGAACCGAAGTAGCATCTGCAGGGGACAAGCTAGGAGAAAGCCTAGGTAGTAAGATAAAATCCCTAGCAATAAAGGGTATAGCTGCAGCAGGTATAGGAAAAGCTATATCAGCGAGTATCTACCAAGGTGGAGAATTGGAACAGTCTTTGGGAGGTGTTGAAACACTTTTCAAAGATTCAGCCGACAAAGTAAAGGCCTATGCCAAAGAATCTTATAAAACTACTGGTGTATCTGCAAATGAATACATGCAAAATGTTACAAGCTTTGCAGCATCCCTTGTAAGTTCCCTTGGTGGAGATACTGACAAAGCATCTAAAATAGCAAATACAGCCATGATAGACATGGGTGATAATGCTAATAAGATGGGCACTAATATGCAGGATATACAAAATGCATACCAAGGCTTTGCAAAACAGAATTATACAATGCTAGATAATTTAAAACTCGGTAGAAAATCCATAGCCGAGTATAAACCTAGTGAAAACGGTGGAACTCTAATAAAATATTAATAGACAATACCGTGTTTTATTATTGAACCTAGTACGTGGTTAGCATATAGTGCCTATATAACCATGTGGAGGTATTAAAATGATTTGGGTAAAATTGTCAAGATTTAAAAATTATTCTATTAATGAATTAGGTCAGGTAAGAAATGATAATACTGGACACCTAAAAAAGTCATATAAAAATAAAAATAATGGGTACTTTATGGTTGATTTATGGGAAGATAACAGATCTAACAAAGTTACTATTCATAGATTACTTGCAGAAACATTTATACCAAATCCTGAAAATAAGCCTACTGTAGATCACGCAGATGGAAACAGAGAAAATAATGATTTAAAAAATCTTAGATGGGCTACTTATTCTGAACAAAATTCACGTTTTAAGACAAATGGTGTTAGGAGTGAAAAAATCCTGGTAACACAATTTGAGGAATTTAGAAAGAAGCGTGGAGGTGGTCATATAGGATGGGGAAATATAATTAATAAATTATATTTTAATAGTATTTCTGAATGTGCTGACTATTTTAATTGCACTATATCTAATATATCCTTGAGGTTAGAAGATGGGAATATAGGTAGACGTGGAATTACAAGAGGGTTTTTAATAGAATATTTAAATGGCAATAGAATCAAACATAATAAAATGTAACGACTATCAAAACAGATTAAGCATCCTAATGGGTGCTTTTTTAATGGAGTAGAGTACATTCAAGTGAATGGAAGCGCTAGGATGCAAATGCATAAGATATAGTCTAATCTGTATGGTGACATACAGCAGTTAATAACGGTTATGAACTAACGAATCATAATGAATATGTACTATGTATGGTGGTACGAAAAAAGAGATGGAAAGGCTTCTTGCTGATGCTCAGAAAATAACTGGTATTAAATATGATATAAGTAATCTTGGTGATGTATACGAAGCTATTCATGTTATTCAACAAGATCTAGGAATAACAGGGACAACAGCTAAAGAAGCGGCAGAGACCTTGCAGGGATCATTTTCTGCTATGAAGGCAAGTTTTGTAGATGTACTGGGTAATCTTGCCTTGGGAGAAAATATAAAACCGAGTCTAAACAATCTAGCTGAAACTACAGAAATTTTTTTAGTTGGGAATTTTATCCCTATGCTTGCAAGAGTATTAAAAGGAATACCTGTAGTTATTGAAAATGGAATAAAAGAGTTTGGACCAATATTGATTAATGCTGGTAAAGAAATAATGAATCAATTTGGCCTATCTTTAGAAAATAATACATCTGTTTTTCAAGCTTTTTCAAACTTAAAAAATAATTTAAGTCCAGTAATTGAATCTATTAGAACTACTATTATGAAAATACCAGAATTTTTCATGTTGGCAGGTCAGTCTATTGGGCCAATAATAGATACTATTATAAATGCAATTGGAAGACTTAAATTTGATGGTATCAGAGAACTAATTGATGCATTATTGCCGGCTATAAGCTCTGGTTTTGAAAAGTTCATACAAATTGTAAAACCAGCAATTGATGGTGTAGTTGAATCGTTTGTAAATCTATGGAATAAAGCTCAACCTTTAGTATCTTTAATTTCTGAGGCTCTAACTCCTGCGTTTGATGTTTTAGGGTCTTTTTTAGGTGGAGTATTTAAAGGGGCTCTTATGGCTATTGAAGGTTTATTTGACGGTTTATCTGTTGCTATAGATTTTTTAAGTCCGTTAATAGAAGTGCTTATCAACGCATTTAAGAATCTAGAGCCAGCTATAAGTAAAATCGCTGAATGGGTAGGAACTGTCATAGGCTTATTTGGCGGTATGGGATCTGCTGGAAATGGTTTAAGTGAAATGATAAAGACAGCATGGTCTAATATTAAATCTGCCATAAGTGCTGCAGGAAATATAATTAAAACTGTTATAGAGGGGATAAAGTCTGTTTTTAGTGGTTTAGGATTTGCAGGTAATGCATTGAAAACTGCCTTATCATTAGTTTGGAATGGTATTAAAGGAATAATATCCGGAACAGGTCAAGGTATAAAGGCTATTATCGAAAGTATAAAAGGATTTTTTAAAGGGCTTGCCGAATCGGGGAATGTTCTTAAAACTGCTTTATCACAAGTCTGGAATGGTATTAAAGGAATAATATCCGGAGCAAGTCAAGGTATAAAGACTATTATTGAAAATATAAAAAGATTTTTTACAGGACTTAGCGAGGCAGGAAATAAGCTTAAAGGACTATTGTCATCAGCATGGGGAAGCATATCAAATTCAATTAAAACTAGCAAAGATGCAATAAAAATTACGATTGATTCTATAAGAGGATTTTTCACTGGTCTTAGTCAAAAAGCAGACAGTCTCTTTAAGGCTATAAGTAGTGCGTGGAAATCTATAACTACAGCAATTGAAACAGAAGCAGGCAAAGTATCAAGTCTCATTGATGGAATAAAAAAAGTATTCGATTCATTATTTAATGTCGATTTATTTGGAGCTGGATCTGCTATCATGGATGGGTTCTTAAATGGTTTAAAATCAGCTTGGCAAGGGGTTATGAACTTTGTTAGTGGAATAGGTAACTGGATAGCCCAACACAAAGGTCCAATATCTTACGATAGAAAGCTTTTAATACCAGCAGGTCTTGCTATTATGGAAGGCCTTGATGAAGGTCTAAGAGATAGTTTTAAAGATGTGAAAGATACCATATTTGACATAAATTCTGATATAGAAGATGAATTAGGTAGTGTCAACCCTAGTCCAGATTTTGATATAGGAAGCTACGATTTTAATGTTGGCAATGTAACAAATGATTTTACTAATAATGAGCCTGGAAGCTTAGGATCTGTTCCAGCTAATATTAACCTTGTTATTGCAGGTAGGGCCTTCAAAGGCTTTGTAGATGACATTACTAAACTACAAGATGCAGAGATTAATCTTGACTTACAATACTAGGAGGGAAGATGGAATATATATTAAATTTTAGCAAGTGCTGTCTTTCCTTCAATGGGAGGAATCTGGACAGAATCATAGACGGCTATAGTACTATTAATGTGGAGGGTAGGCAGATGTTTAGTCCTAGCCTTTCTTACCAAAAAGTAAGAGGCAGGGATGGGGACATAATGATAGAAGACTCCTACCCTTCAAGGGAGATAACAGTTCATTACTTGATAAAGGCAGAAAATAACCATTGGTTTTTAAAAAATATGAAGCTTTTGACCATGTATCTGCAGAGCAAGGAAGATGTAGAGTTTTCCTTTGCAGATGAACAAGGAGTGAGGTTTGGAAGGCTTTCTTCCTTTGATGACCCACCTTTTGATTCTAATGTTGGGATTGGTAAGTTTACAATACATTGCTCAGATCCTTATCTTTATAGCAAGATAAGAAAAGATACTAACCAGGTAAGGGACTTGGTCTATGATTATTATCCTGTAAAGCCAGAGTCTATAGAGATGACTCTTACAATTTCAGCTAATAAACTGGTCCTTAAAAACATATCTAGGGGCCTTAGGATAGTTCTTAATACTAATTTTAAAGCTGGTGATAAGGTGACTTTTAAAGACCGGAAAATCTATAAAAACAAAGAGAATATCCTATCTATGCTTGATTATGTAGAAAGTGATTATTTTGATTTTGATATCTATGCTAGAGATAAGATAACTTGCAATCTAGCCAACAATGTGATAATTAATTTTAGGGAGAGGGTACTATGAGCGGTATATATTTATTTGATAGAAAACAAAAATTAATAGATACAATTGAAGAAAACAGACTTATTGACCCTTACCAAGAACTAGAATTAAATTCACTAATTAGGGCAGAGTTCACCTGTAAGTATGACAAAGAAATTGAACAAGCCTATTACTTTGGCTTTAAGGATGATGATAATTTCTATCTACACAAAGTAAGAAACATTATTAAGAAAGATGGATTTCTAACAGACCAAGGTGTCCATATAATGTTTGATGAACTTAAAGGCAAGGTAGTCAGAGATTTAAGGCCACAAAATAAGACTCCAGGTTATGCTTTAGGCAAGGCCTTGGAAGGTACTGGCTGGACTTGTATTTCTCATGTTGATAACCTTGCTTCTACTAACTTCTACTATATTTCTGCCCTAGATGCTTTATACAAGGTATGTAGTGTATGGAAGGTAGAGTTTAAGCCTGTTATTAAGTTTATAGATGGAAAAATATCATCAAAAGAGATCCACCTATATCCAAGCTTAGGCAATGATTTAGGTAGGGTCTTTTCTTATGGGAATAACCTAGTATCAGTCCTAGCTGAAACTAATAAAGATGACCTTTACACTGCTTTTATAGGTAGGGGTAAGGGTGAAGAAATAGTTGATGAAAAAGGACAATCCACTGGTGGTTATGGTAGGAAGATAAAATTTACTGATATAGACTTTGTCGCAGAAAAAGATGGAGTAAAAGTCCATAGTCCAAAAGGCTTTGACTATATAGAGATAGAAGAAGCCACAAAGTTATATGGATATCCAGATGGGACTCCAAGGATTACCACTGTTGATTTTGACGATATAGAGGACAAAGAAGAGCTTGCCAAGGCAACATTTGACTTCGCCCTAGAAAATTCTAGACCAAAGGTCCAACTAAGGGCAAGTGGTCTAGAGATTGAGCAAGTCGGTCTTGGAGAGATTGTCACCATAATAGCTGATATGGATATACGATTTAAAACCAGAGTCTTTAAGATTAAGAAAAATATCTTATCTAAGACTGTAGTTAGCTTTGAATTTGGTGATAAGATAATAAAAACTACTGCGGATAGATTAAAATCTGCCCAGGTTGAGAAAAATAACGAGACAGTCCAGCAAATAGACTACATGGAGCAGGTTCTAAGAGCAATAGAGTCTACTTATTATAACGAAGACGGCTACCAATACGACCTAAAGGCAGATAATGAATATAAACTGCCAGCAGGTATCTATTCTTTTGATAGGCCAATAGATAAGAATCCTACCAAGGTGATATATCTAGGTGCTGGTAAGCTTATGATAGCTGATAGCAAAAAAGAAGATGGATCCTGGAAGTTTACTACTGCTATAAATGGTGAGTCTGTAAATGCAGATACTATAAGGACAGGTATCCTGGAAGGCGGCAGGGTCTTCTGGAATCTTAATGATGGGACCTTTAGGATAGGGGAAAGCAAAGAGAAATTCTCCATGCTATGGGATGGGGAAACTCTTAAGCTTAGGAATATAGACATAGATCTAACTAATAACCAATCAATCAAAAACTTAGAGAATGGCCAACAGTTATCGAATGTGGAAATAGAAAAGAACAAACAAGAAATTTTGATGGCCAACAAAGCTATAAACTCTAGCAAACTGGCATTGGAAGGCAAGATAAAAAGCGCTGAAGCTAGTCTAACAAAAGCAGATTCTGAATTATCAAATAAACTAGACGATAAGACAAGGCTTATAGACGAAGAAATCCTGGACCTTAAGTCAAACTTGACTATAGCAAATGGGAAAATATCAAGTAGTGTAGAATCCTTAAGTAAAAGTATAGAAGAAAATAAGAACAATATCCTTATGGGAGACAGGGATATCAGAAGCTATATCACAAATAATTATTCTACAAAAACTCAAACAGATGAGTTGATATCAAGTAAGGTTATATCATTAAAAAGTGATATTACAAATTCAGATTATAATTTAAGGAAATATGTTGATACTAATTTTTCAACTAAAATTCAAACTAAAGATTTGATATCTTCATCTGTATCTAGTTTAAATACAAGGCTAGGCAATGCTGAAACTAGAATAAGTCAAACGGCTAGTGAAATAAGTCACATTGTAAAGGAGAATGGTGTTATTTCTGCTATTAATCAATCTGCTGAAGGCTTTAAAATTAAGGCGAGTAAGGTTGATTTGACGGGGGATGTGAGTTTAGTAGGTAGCTTTGAAAGTAGAACAGCAGGCCCGGTGGCTAACAGTAGTGCTAATGGTGTCAAAATGTCAAATGGTGTTTTAGCGTTTTACGAATACTTTCAAAATGAAGAACCTGTTGGATATATTGAAGGTGATATTTTTGAGGAAGGCTATAATGGAACACGCACGTTAAATATTTGGTCTAAAAGATCGAATTATATAGCTATTTCCAATGATAGACGACCATTTTTAAGTAATTGTTATATATTGTGTAGACAGAGGAAAAACTCTAAAACTGTAGATATAGGAGGTCATTTACATGCTCCAGATATGTCCTGTTTCTCTATAAAAACTGACAACATAGAGTTATCAAGTGGGCGGGTAATTAGAGGTGAATCAGATTGCGTTATTTTTGAGAATGAAGTCTCTGGAAAGTTTGCAATAAATTATAGAGGGCAAATTTATAAAGTTTAATTCAATTTATTGATTGGAGAAAATAAGTATGAAACTAACAAATAATGAAATATGGCAAGCTAATCTTGCTTTAGGGAAAATAGGAAAGACTGATATAAACGGAAAGCTTGCCTTTAAGCTTTTTAAAATAAAGAAAAAACTGGAAGATGAAGCAATGATCATAAACGAAAGTCTTAAAGGGAAGGAGGAGAATAAAAAAGAAATAGATGAAGTGTTTAGTATAGAAAACGAAATAGATATAGAAAAAATCAAGTCATCTGAACTGGAGGAGTTAAAACTGTCAGTTGAAGATGTTTTTTATTTGGAGCCAATTATTGATTTTGAAAATTAAAAGGAGATGAAAAATGAGCGTATATGAAGAAAATAAAACAAGATATATTTTAGTTAGAAGTGGACTAGAAGATAGGGAAGATTTAGCAACTATTGATACCTATTCTGGTAACATCTACTGGAATAGTAATCTAGATGATTGTACCAAATTTGAGAAAAAAGAAGAGTGCGAAGAACTTTTAAAACTACAAGAAGGACTAAGCAATCTACTAAAGAAAGATTGGAAATTTGAAATACTTGAAGAACATAGAGCGATAAATAAGGTTGATAAGAACGCATAACCTTAAATTGAAAAATATATAGACCTTAAACATAAGAGTGTGTAATTTAACGCTCTTTTTTATTTGAGAAAGGAGGAACAATGGCTAATGTATTAAACACTTTAAACTTAATTCAAGTTAAAGGTGGAGTTAACATTAAACAGGGAGACAGTAGGTCTGAGCTTGAATATGAGCTTGGTTATAATGATAATTCAGATACTATGAATGATCCAAGTCTAGATGGCAAGGAAGCTAAGATTAGACTATATAACAAAATTAAAAATACAAAGTGGGATACTAGTAGCGTTGTTAATGGCAACAGAGTTAGCTTTACAATTGATGAACCTTTAGGAATAGGAGTATATGTAATTGACATAGAGGTTGATGGCCATGTATTTCCATCTAATAGTGAAATGTTTGTAAGAATCCATGAAGGATATCAATCCTATATGGACGGAAAAGAAGCACTTATAGCTGTAGCTACTGCAAAAAATATTGCTGATGAGGCTATACGACTTGCTGTTCTTAATAATGTTGAAAAAATTAGAGGACCAAAAGGTGATACAGGTCTAAGAGGATTAACTGGTAAAACTGGACCTCAAGGCATACCTGGTGAAGCTAGTAAGGTTATATCTAGTAAGTACGACAGTGATGGTAATACAGTTATAACATTTAATAACAATAGCCCTACAGTAACAATACAAAGAGGTAAACAAGGATTAAAAGGAGATACAGGTAATCCTGTAAACGTTGCAAGTATATCTAAATCAGGAACAACCAACACAGTTAAGTTTACTGATGGTAAGAGCATGGAGATAGAAGATGGTAAGAGTGTAAATGTATCATCTTATAGGATACTTGATGACGGGAATACAGAAATCAGTTTTACTGATGGTAAGAAAGCTATTGTTAAGAAGGGCCAAGACGGGACTGTTAAGTTTGATGAATTAACGGAAGAACAGATCAATATGCTTAAGGTAGAAGTGGTTGATGACCTTGAAACTGGTGGTAGTGATAAGGCTTTGTCGGCGGAACAAGGGAAGAAGTTATTTAAACTTATAGAAAGACACCATCCACCTAAACCACTTATAATGACTGCTGTGATCGATCAATATAACTCTAATCCTTTAACCTGTATCACTTATGAAGATGATGCAAAGATGATGGAAAAGGGTAGTTCTGAATGGGATGATTTTTTCCAAAGTCAGTTGGTCTTGTTTAAGGATGGTGAGGAAGTAAGAGAACTTGAAGATAATGAACTTAATGATTTAAAGCCTGAAGATGGAGATGTTATGGTACGTTTCCCAAGAAAAGGGCTTAGGATAAAGACTGTTGGTGATAGAGTTTATGTGTCTATGACAAATAAGGCTGATGATCCTAACTTTAAATATTACGCTCACTCTAGGGGTGATAGTCCAAGAGATGCTTTCTATCTAGGTGCTTATTTAGGATTTAACGAAAATGGTAAGTTAAGGTCGATCACTGGCAAAGTTCCTAAAGGAAGTGAAACTATAGGTAATTTTAGAACTATAGCGCAAGCTAATGGAACAGGATATGAACAATTAGCTTTTTATCAACGGACTTTCTTACAAGCTGTGTATGTGCTGAAATATGGAAATCTTGACTCACAAACTGCTCTCGGTAAGGGTAATACGTCTGGAAATAATTATGATAAAGTGACTGGTGAAACTAACGGAAAAGGTATTGATTTTGGCACAACAAGCACAAGTACAAAAGTGAGGTTTCAATGGGTTGAAGACTTTTTTGGTACAAAAGGTCAATGGTGCGATGGATTTAAAACAGAAAACGGAAAAATATGGACAGGAACTGATAAATTTAATGATGATAAAACTAATTATCAGGGATATGAAATATTTAATCAACCTGGTTCTTATTCTACAAAGGTTATTGGAAATACAGAGCAGGGTTTTGTGATTAAAGATGGAGGAGGAAGCTCATCCATCCATTATAGCGATTATCAATATGTAAGTTCATCCAGCAACACTATTGCCTATGTGGGTGGTGGCGCGGGTAGTGGTGCTGATGCGGGTGCTTTCTATTTCTTTGCGGGTTATTCTGCCTCTTATTCTAGTTCGATTATCGGCGCTCGCTTGATGTTCCTTTAGATGATAAGGAGGTTTAGATGAAAAAATCAAAAGATGTAATAGGGTCTAAAGAATCTAGTAAAAAACTTATTATTGGTAAGGATACTGTGTATATCCATACTAACATTAGACCTTATGTAGACAAGAATGATAAGAAAAAAGAAAAATCTGAACTTTACATTTATGATGAAGTGCAGATGAGTTTACATGAGTATTTAGAGGCAAAACAGCAGGAGATAGACCTTATAGGTAAATCTCAAAGCTCTACTGAAGATCTATTGCAAGAAATTATACTTAAAGTTTATAGCGAATGAAAGGAGGTGAGATGATGACGGTAATAGAATTTTTATGCTACAGAATTACATGTGGTGCATTAACTTTTAAGAAAGTACCTATATCACTTAAGGCAGAAGTTAAGACCATGCTTGAAGAAATGGGTGTCGGATATTTAGCTGAATAAGTGAAAGTATCTAGTGCCTTACTAAATTTTAGATAGGCAGAAAGAAGATGGATATGTAGGGAAGGAGGTAACTCCATGAATGTTTTAGTAGATACTTTATATAAAATAGGAATAGACAGGGGAATAAGTTTTGTTATCTCTATAGTAGTTATAGCAGCTCTTTTTGTAGGGCTAATAAACTTCAATAATAATTGGAAGAACCAAAAGACCTGGGAAAGAGAAAGAGCTATTAGAAAAGACGATTTAGAAGAGAAAAGATTGAAAGAAGCAGTTGAACTAAATAAGTATCTAGCAACAGTATTGGCCAGTACTGACTTAAGTATCAAAACCTACAGTACTCAGCTAGAAGAACATAGTAAAACTGCTGAAGCAGATTTTGAAAACATAGACAAGAGATTTGATAAGCTAGATACTCAACTAGATGTACTAAAAGACCACTCGGAAACTCTGGCAACAAAAGAGATGGTAGATGAAGTTGGGAAAAATGTAAAAATAATAAGAGAGTCATTGAAAAATGAACCTAAAGAGCAGTTACAATCGTAGCTGCTTTTTAAGACTATAAAAGGAGGAATTTATGGGAAGTGTAAAAGCAATGATTGACTATGCAAAGAGTAGATGGCATGTGCCTGAATATGTAATGGGCGGAGGAAGAATAGGAAAAGAAGCAAGCTATAACAGTGCTACTGATGATTGCTCATCTTTTCAATATAAGTGTCTTAAGAAGGGTGGATTTATACCTGAGACAATGTGGAATGGATCAACAGAAGACCTTTTTAGACTAGCAAGAGAAGGTAAGTATCTTAAAGAAATATCTTACGATGAAGTAAGAGAGGGTGATATCTTTATAAAAGGTGTAGAAGGCGGAAGCGGTGGAGAGTATGGCCATACTGGTATTTTCCTAAGAAAAGGAGAAATCATCCACTGTAACGCTGGACTTAACTGGACAGTAACAACTAATAATGAGAATGAGGGATACTGGTACTACCTAGATGATTCATATTATCCTGTAAGATACTTTAGACCAATAGGAGCTATAGAAGAATCTAAGCCTAAAAAGAAAAACACTCCATCTACTAAATGGCACAAGGTTAAAGATGAAGATTGGCATGGATTGACTACTACTGTATGTAATATACGTGCATATCCAAGTACAGATGCACCAATTGTGGCGCAGTACGGAGCTTGGGAAAATATCTACTATGATTCAGTATATGAAGAAAACGGATGTAGATGGATCTCATATATAGGAAATGATTCAGGTAAAAGACGCTACGTTGCTTATAGATATACTAGTGGAGATACTACTCCATGGATACTTTTTTAGCTTGACAAATGATACTATATATGGTACTATAATAACAGGAGGTGAAAAGTATTTGACTAAAAAAGATAAGCTTATCAAGAAGATGAAGACCAGCCCCAATAACATTAGTCCGGACGAAATTGAAAAAGTGTTAGAATGGGAAGGATTTGAAAGAAGAAAATCCAACGCCGGTAGTCATCAAGTTTTCAAAAGAAAGTCAGACGGTAAAGTTTTTAACTTGGTTTTAGCTAGAAACCCAGTAAGGAAATATCAAGTTGAAGACCTACTGAATATACTAGATGGGGAGGATTAGCTCCCCTAAAACTAGTCAAATACACTTTTATGAAAGAGTTAAACTATTATTTATCTTTACCATGGAATGTAAAAATTCATAAAGTTAAAGATGAGGATGGCGATTATTACTTTGGGCAAGTTCAAGAAATACCTGAAGTAAGGGCAGATGGAGATACCCTTGAAGAATGCTACAATTTAGTAATGGAAATGCTAGCAAGCAACTTGGAAGTAATGATTGAAGATAAAGAAAAAATTCCAGAACCAGTTGATAAGACATATTCAGGCAAATTTAATTTAAGATTGCCTAAATCATTGCATAAAAAACTTGCGGAAGAAGCAGAGCATGAGGGGATTTCGTTAAATCAATTAGCTTTATATAAATTAAGCATGTAAGAATTAAGCGATTACGTTTGTAGTCGCTTTTTTAGTACAGAAATTGAGGAGAAAAAAATGATTTTTAAAAATAATAAAGTCTATGATGTTTTAAAAACTATATCTTTAGTAGCGATACCAGTAAGTACTTTTATAGTTGCGATCCTAGGGACGTACAACTATGGAAATGTTGAAAGGGTTACTGCGGTACTAGCAGCAGTTAATACTTTATTAGGAGCCCTAGTTAAGATATCTAGTGAAGCATATAATAAAGAAAAATAA